AGCCTTTGAAAAGAAGGTTACAGACTTAGAAGGCATACTTGCTAACTTAATTGAATTAAGCACCCAGCAAGTTAATGCACTTGACAAATTCAGCCAGCAACACGAAGAGCCGGTAAAAAAACCAATTGGCAAAACTGTTTCTGAGTTGAACAAAGAAAAACAAAATGAAGGATTGAGCAACCTAACAAACGCATTTAAAAATTTAAACCAAAAATAAATCATGGCACTTTCAGTAAGTACATTAACCGATTATACCAAAGAGGAAAGAACCGAATTGCTTGTAAAAGCAATGTTCAGCGGTAAAACTGCATCTTTGTTACAATCCGCCGGGCAAGTTGTGCCGGGCATTAAATCAAGTGAGGCGTTGCCTATCTTGACATCAACAATTTTATTCCAAGCTGATGGATGTAGTAACACAACTTCAGGAACAACCGCAATCACTGACCGCGACATCACAGTCGGAAAGGTTAAGATTTTTGAAAACTTGTGTCCCAAAGACCTTGAAAGCAAGTTCACTCAAATCGGACTTTCAGCTGGTGCGCCTGTTGACTTAGGTGTTTTCCAAAGCCAAATCGGCGAAGAGAAAGCAATGGCAATCGGTGAAGCTATCGAAACCGCTATTTGGCAGGGCGACACTGGAAGCGGTACAGGTAATAACGCGTTTTGGGATGGCTTTTTAACCATTTTAACCGGGCTTGGCTTTGGTGGTGCAGGCGACCCAATCGAAGGCAACCCCTCAACTGGTGGCGGGTGGACTCAATTAACCAGCTTGACATCTTCAAACATTGATGATGCAATTGGTAAAATTTACACCCTTATCCCAGCCGCTATTTTAGGCCGTGCCGATGCGTTTATCGCAATGGGCACTGATACCTTCAGAACTTACAGAGCATGGTTGTTAGCTGCTAACTTGTATCATTACAACGCTAATGAGTCAGCAAGTTTGGAGCTTGTTGACCCTATCACCGGAATTAAACTGTATGGCTTACACGGTATGGACGGCACAAATAAAATTGTGAGTTCTTACTGGTCTAACTTCTATTTGGGAACAGATATGATGAACGAAGAAGAAGCCTACAAATTTTGGTACAGTGAAGATGATGATATTGTGAAGTTTAAAGCACAATTCAAATACGGTACTCAAATTGCATTCCCTGCGCAAGTTGTTTATTTTGTTCTACCTTAATTAATCAGATAAAACATGGCTTGTTTATTAACACAAGGATTCACACTGGATTGTAAAGACCAGAGTGCCGGAGTCAAAGCCATTTATTTGGTTGAGTGGAACGGTAGTGACACAATTACAATGTCAAGCGGTGAAGTATCAGTTTTGACCCTTGCATCAGCACGCGTATTTTTTAAGTACGAACTTGAAAAAGAAACAGCCACAACAGTTTGGAGGGCAGTTCCTTCCACTGAAAACGGCACGACCTTTTATGAGGCTGATTTAACCGTAAGGCTTCACAAGGTAAGCACCGCGAAAAGGAATGAAATGAAGTTGCTTGCACAAGGTAGATTGCTCTGTATCGTTCGCGACACAGATGACAATTACTACCTTTATGGCAGGGGTTATGGAATCCAATTGCAACCCAGCGAGGTTCAATTTGGCCAAGCCTTTGGGGATTTCAAGGGGCATGTTTTAAACTTCATGCACAAAGAAACTGACTTCCCTGCAAAGGTTCAAGCAGCCGTTGTTACATCGCTATCACTGGCATAAATTAAATAGTTTTACAAATTTAAAAAAGCCTTCCATGCGAGGGCTTTTTTTATTATAGCATAAAACCAAAAATTTGTACATTTATAATTGTGTTGAATCTTATAAAGGCAACGGCAAATACAATGATTGTTACGGTCACCGAAAAGGTAACTATTGACAACCCCGTGTTTCTGTTTGTTTTTAAGCACCTTCAAACATCAACAGTAAAGGCGTTCATATTAACCGACACAAGTACACACACAAACCGTTTTAATGAATTCACATTCACCGAAGGTAGTAATGCAGCAAGGACGTTAAATATTGGCAGGCATGAATACAATATCTATGCACAAACAAGCGCGGTGAATATTGACCCGTTATTAGCTGATGAACTTGTTGAAAATGGAATTGCAGAGGTTACAACCACAGAGAATGAATTTGAAACAAACACAATTTCTCAAACATATAAAGTAAATGTCATCAATTAACAATATAGAATTTCTTACCTTTTTGGAGAATAAAATCCCCGAATTTAAGGAACTAAAATCCAAAGGGATTGCGGAGTATGGTGAAAAGAATTTATTCCCTGATGACCTTATTTACTTACTGAATAAGAGTTCAAAACACAATGCTATTGTACAGCAGAAAGCATTGTATATCACAGGCGAGGACACATTGGGAGTTGACCAGTCAATCAAAGACAGTTGGAATAAATATGACACACTGCAAGAATTCAAATACAAATGCACACTGGATGCAAAAACGTTTGGAGGTTTGGCAGTTGAAGTTATCTATGACAGGGCTTTAAAACCTCATTTTTACCATATTGATTTCAGTAAAATTCGGACTCTGAATCACATGGAATACTACTATGCTGATGACTGGAGTAAGGCGAAAAAAGATGACTATAAAGTTTATGCCAAGTATGACCCCGAAACAAAACAGTTCGGTGTAAAACAGTTGTTTTATTACAGGGAGTACCGCAGCGGATTGGGTATTTACCCATTACCGGAATATTACCCTGCATTGAACTATATTGACATTGATGCACGGATAAGTAATTTTCATTTAAATAATATAGCATCAGGGTTTACTGCTGGTACACTGTTGGAATTATTCAAAGGCGAGCCAACACCGGAAGAGGCGCGAATGTTCAAACGCAAATTTCACAGGGATTTCACAGGTGATTCAAACGCAGGGGCTTTGATTATTCAGTTCAATGAAAAGAATGAGCCGGGCGCAAAAGTAACCCCGCTGCAAAGCAATGATTTTGATAAAATGTTTATTGAGTTAAATAAACAAGTTGAATCAGATATATTTATTGCACACCAAGTAACCAGCCCAATGTTATTAGGTGTAAAAGAAGAAGGTCAATTGGGCGGAAGAAATGAACTTGCCACAGCGTATGAAATCTTTTACCGTTCATACATAAGGCCAAATCAACAGAAATTAGATGCCATTTATACCATGTTCTTAAATGACATGGGTATTGCAACAAAAGTTGAAACAGTAAGGTTTGAGCCTTTGGAATTGGATTTTGTAGAGTTGTTCAAAGAGGGTATTGCAGACCGCAATGAAGTACGCGAGAGACTTGGCTTGGGTGTATCTGTTCAAATGTCTGAGCAATCCGATGAAAGCGATATGAGGGTGTTTGCCGTGTTTGGTGAAGATGAGGATTACTTTGAGTTTGAAGAATTAAACGAAAAGGAATTAAAAATAGTTGCAGCGGTTAAGGATAATGAAATAGCCACTTTAAAAGAATTAAGCACCTTGACAAAGATTGATGAAAAAGAGGTTAAAAAGATTCTTGAAGTATTAGACCAGAAAGGCAAAATCAGTTACACAAGTAAAGCAATCAAAATCACCGATTCAAATATTTTAAATCAAACATTGGTTGTTAAATACAAATATGGATTGAGGCCAGATGCACCGGATTTAATTGGCGATAGTTCAAGGCCTTTCTGTGAACGATTGATAAAATTAGGTCGTGTTTATAGCCGCGAAGAAATTGAAAAAATGTCGGCTGTTTTGGGGTTTATGTTAAAATACAGATACTTGTCTATTGGTTTTAACCCTGCCCTGTGTTTTGGTAATGTCGCTTTCAAGTACATAAACACGGCTGTCACCAAAGTTTTGGGCTTGGCCGGGCTGCCTTAATTGAGTGACATTAAATCCAAATGGTTGTGGACTTGAAGTTCCACCACTTGCCCCCGACATTGAGCCACCACCCCCGCCGTTTAATATTTGTTTTGCCCTTGCTATGTTGCCAAAAATATTAGCAGCCAATGCCACATATTTAGCAATCCCAGCCAATCCACCTGTTGCGATATTATCCTGTGTTGGGGCTTGACTGTTGGCCAATGCAGCACTTAATGCGCGGGCACTATCTGCTGCGATTTGTGCCAATGCAATACCTTTGCCTAACTTGGTTTGCCTACCTACTAAATCAGTCAATGATGTGGCAATTGATTGGGCTGAGTTGAATATTTCTTTTTTAGATGCAATTTCAATTGCATCAATTTTAAGCTGCCTGTCTGCATGGTCTTGTAATACTTTATCATTTGCTGCAACTGCTTTGGCTGTGGCTTCGCCTTCTATTTTATCCCTTTCAATCTTTTGGTTTAATTCATTTTCTTCTGACTCTTTTATAAAATCAGCGTACTGTTGTTTGGATAAAAGTTCTTTTGCAATCCTGTCCGCTTCAAGTTTTTCAGCCGCTTCTTTGGCTGCCTTTTCAGCCGCCTGTTTTTCTTTTAATTGCTGAACATATTTGTCATGACGGGCTTTTTGCGCACTCGCTTTGGCCTCTTCATCTTTGGCCTCTTCATCTCTTACCCTTTTTGCATTGGCCGCATATAGAACCTGTAATTGTTGCCTTGCCGCGGCTAATTCTTCTTCTTTACCTTTCTGTGCTTCAAGGCTCTTAATCCTCTCTTGTAACTGTTTTTTCTCAGCAAAATAAATTACTTCTTGGCTTGCTCCACTGGCTTTTAATATTTCAATATGATTTTCAGCGGCCTTGTCTGCCTTCTCCCATGCTTCGACCTGTGCATCAAGTGCTGAATTGGTCAATCCTATTGCATCCGTTAAATCTGTAAACCAACTAATTATTGTCTTTACAGTATCGGTAACGGCTGAAATCACTTTGCCTAACAATGGGAATTTATCAATCATTCCGGTTACTGCGTTTTTAAGTTCTTTAAAATGTGTTACCAAATAACTAATGGCTGTAATAATCAATCCTATGCCTGTGGCTGCACCTAATGCCCTCGCTGCGCCACCAAGTGAGGTGAACGCTGTAATAACCTGTGATTTTATAACCCCTGCGACTTGGCCAAATTGCTGCTTTAATGCACCTAACGATTGAAGTCCATCGGCGAAGGCCATTGCGCCCTGAATCTTCAATAAAGACTTTTGTACATCTTCGCTTTCAGCACCAAATAAAGCCATTGCGCCTTCGGCACCTGCAAAGCCTTTAGCGATGTTTGAGGCCACGTTTGCAATTGCACCAAATTTATCAGGATTCAATGCCTTAACACGGTCATTGAAGTCCTCCATTTCATCTTTAAGTTGTGCAACCCTACTCGCCGCTGCTGTGGCCTGTGGGCTGAAATCACCAAACTCCCGTGCTAACTTTTGCGCCTCTTCTTTGGCTGCTTTAAGTTCTTGCCGGATATTCTTAACCGATTCACCACCGCTTACATCTGCCCGTATTTTTGCTATCGCTTCAATTGTCATATCTCATACCAATTATTGTTGTACGCCTTTATTGTAACCTTGCTGTATTGACTTCCTAATGCCTTTGTAGCTGCACCATTTATTAATTCACTTCCATAACCATCCAAATTTCCTGCGTTACCATCACCTGTTGTTTTTATAAATGTCAATTTGGCTGCATTATTAACCGCTGTTGGAAGATTAACTGTAACCGCGCCGCCGGACGTGTCAATGAATATGTCATGGTCGCCGGACATCATGTACAGCGTTGTTGTTGCTGTTACCGCACTACTGCCACCGCCTGCAACCCAGCCACCAAATTCAAATATGGGCTTTGAGCCGTGAACCGGTGTTCCTGTGAATTTCAGTTCTACACCTATCTCAAATCCGCCCTCGCCAACTTCACCGCTTGATGCTGAAAAACTTGGATAGGTTTGTATCTGTAAAAATTCACATTTTGTTAACTGGTCAGGGACATAATCAATAACCTTGTTTAGCCTAAAATAACTATTCTCAAAAAAATATGAATCCCTAAATGAAATCTTTTGAAAATCAGCAGGGGTTATATTAAACGCCCCTGTTACTATTTTTGAATTAACATCAGTGATTTCATTAATGTATCTACTCCAGTAAGCATTATAGCTGTTATTGTCAGTGTAAACCACTGTATTGGGTAGTCCTACATCATAAGGGATTCCATACAATAAATCTAATGTTGGATTTTCGCGGTCATCAACATGCAGTGTTAATGGGAATTCTGTATAAGATTGAAACGCCACACCGAATGCAGGGTCGTCTTCATAAATCCTGTAATTAGTACCGGTCTTTTTGCCACCCCAATAGAGTAATCTTATGCCACCGAATTTATCTATTAACGGATAAGACTTGTCACCGATTGAACTCAATTGACTCGCTTGGAATGGAACTTCTATTTTTTTGGTTTCGGTTGTAAAGTCATTATCAACATCAATCAACGTATCACCGTAAATCCGGTTGTAAGTATCAAAGTAAGATTTGTTAAAAGTATCTTCTGCTTTTTGGTAAGTGAAGTTATACCGCTTGGCTTTCAATTCGCCCATAGGGATTATTTCTAATTCCTGTGATTTATCTAACTTGTTTTGCCAATTGCGCAAAGTGCCAACATAATAATCTTCATAGGGTAAAACTATCAATTCATTGTTATTGTCAGGGTCGACATCAACATAAAGATTAAATAGATTTAAGAACCCTTTTACAAATTCGGACTGTGGCAAATCCAATGAAAAGAAATTGCTAAAATTCACTTCGCTTTCATAAGTACCACCGCCGTATTGTGTAAATCCTGCGCTTACTGTTGATGTTGCCGGCGTTGCTGTTGCTCCAAATGTTATTGGACTCGTGCCGTTCAATACTTTAACATTTGTGTATTGAACTTCGATTATAGCCGTAACCCCTGCATAGAACTCATCAAATTCAACCCACCCATTTACAACCGCATTGCCTGCAATATCGGTTTGAAAAGTCATGTACCTTTCCTGTTGTGGTATGCCATTTATTTC